CAGTAACATTTGCTGGTAATGCAGTTTTACCTTGTGCAACAAAAGTTAAATTAGCAGAAGTAGCACTTGTCTGTAATGCTGCGTTATAACTAAATACTTGAAACTCATACGTTCCAACATCGCTATCAAATATTTCAAAGTCAGGAGCAGATACAGTTTGGGATATAAAGTTACCATTGTTAAATCTGTAGTTCACTTGATACTGCGTAACACCGACAATAGGTTGCCAACTAAGAATTAATTTAGATACAGCTTGGTTATTAATAACAACAATTTTTTCATCAGCCTGTAGTGCAGATGGAGGATCTTTTGGAAGATTTAATATTGATACTGTTCTAACTGGTAAACTTGCACCATCTTCAATAAACGCATATTTAGCATTTACATAAGACAAAGCAGTAATCGCATAATTTATACCATCAGATTCTTCTACTGTTATTACTCTGAACTTCTGAGCTTGAACTGTATCATTCTGTAAAAGCCAAACAGTATTTACATTTGGAGTATCAGAATAAGCAGAAGCAACTGTAATTACAGCACCTGATATAGATTGAACAGTTTTTGTTTCTACGGTTCCATTTGGTAAAACTACACTTAATGTTGGATTGTTTGATGTAGGTAAATCTGTTGAAGCAGTATCATCTACAGTTATTTGAGTCGTTGTTGCAGCAGTAACTCTTCCTCCTCTACGAACACCAGAACGAACAGGATCAGCAATATCAATAACAGCACCAGGTCTTACGACAACACCAGAATCTATCGAAGTTGCAAAGGCAACAACTTCACTTTCATTTTGTTCGGCAAATAAAATAGCTTTTGCTAATCTTCTAGCTTGTCCTCTTGATGTACAAGCAAATCCTTTTACCTGTTTAATAATTACTCCAAACTTAGCTATCGAAGCAGTATCTTCATAAACTTCATAATCTATCTCTCTACTATCCATATTGAAATAAGAGACAGAAATGACAGTATTTCTTGTTTTTAATCCGCTTCCCGAATAACTAAATCCTTCTTCAGTTACATTGGCAAGATTAAATAAATAACTTGCATCTTTTGGACTATCTTGTGCAAGTTGAATACTACCAGCAGACCATATTGGCATACATCTCATAACCCCTGCTAATTCATTTATTAAATCAAACGCTTCACTTGATGATTGAATATTTACATTGCAGCTAAATCTAGCTTCCTGTCCTCCAAATCCATCATCAACAAGAGTATTAGCAAACTTACTAGCAGTAACAAAAGAGAAAAGATCAAGAGAACTTTCTGTTATATGATTGCCAAATCCATATCTAGTATCGGTAAGAAGATCAAGTAATACCATCGCAGGACATGAACACCATTGAGCAGCACCCATAACTCCATTAAAAATATAACCATCAGGGTAAACAATACGACCAGTTGTACTATCAACAGTAGGAGTGCCAGAACCATTTGCACCTGCTCCAGGAATCCTTACTTTTATTCCTCTAATACGAAATTTTCTTGATGGAATAGAACTAAATTGCATAGAATCCAATCGCACAGAAGCATAAGCACTATTGGCATAAGTATTAGAATCATCAATTATTTCAGCAAAACTTGTCCATTGAAACTCGTCTTGTAAACTTGAATCTGAACTGTCAGCAGTAACTCTAATAACTCTTATATCAACAGGAAAAGCACCTGTGAAATTTACTCTATAATCTCTTTGGTACGCATCAGCAGTTCTTCCTGTAACTGTGTCAGAAATTACATCAGTAAAACCACCAGAGTTATATTGAACAGCTATTTTTAATGACACAGATGACCCAAGTAAATCTCCTTTGTCTGTAGCTTTTTGTATTTGAGGAAAAGTTATTGTAATATTTGCAGCATCAACATTTGAATTTGTTATTTGTCTTGTAACAGGAGTAGATTGAGTAACAGTAACTCCTACTGCTGTAATAGAAGAACTACTTTCAATTCCATCAATTTTTGTTTGATTTGACGTACCGAAACGAGGGTTGAATGTTACGTCTTGAAAATTAAAGTCAGTTGTAGTTGGAGAAGCGGAATTAGCTGTTGCTTTTAATACAGGAGTATCATTTAAAAATACGTCTTTCAATGCAGCATTATTATATGCAGTTGTTCCTTTTGTTCTACCTTCTTTTGAAGCCGTAGCAAAACCTTCTATCTCTCCTTCAGAAATAAGATCAAGAAAAGTAGCAAACTGCCTACTATGTAAATTATCAGGAGTTCTTGTTGGTTGTACTGACGCTACCGCTTGGCGACCACCTCCTGATCCTTTAATAATTTTTTTTGTCATGCCTGTACCTGTTGAGTATCAATCGCACCACTAATCACGACTGAGCCAGTTATGATTTCTCCATAAACTATAGGAACAGGAGTACCTGCTCTTGATGTATTCTGTGTACCAGAAAAATTATATGATAACTGAGGATCTTGTTCTGACTTAAATTCTGGTGGTTTTGGTACAGGAAATAACATTTCACTTACACCCATAATTGCCAAACTAGCACCTAGATATACCATAGTTTGTCCTAAAAAACCTCCAGACAAACCAGTTGTAAGATTAAAACCTGTTACTCCCAAACTACCTGGTAAAAAGAAAGCACCTGCAATAAGAGCAGCACCTAATAATACTTTACCGAAACCTCTACCAGCACCACTAATTACAGGAACAATATGTATATCTTCTTGTCCTATTGGATGATGTATTTCATCTTGATCTACTGCATAATTACCAACTTTTACTTGATAATATTGAGGATTCATAAATTTTTCTACTTGTGGAAAATTATTGACAAGAAAACTTACCGCTTTTGCAAGACTATCAACCTGTATTTCAAATTCTTTATGCCCTACGAACTCTGCAAGTTCGCCATATAACTTTAATTTACGCAACATAACGATACCTTCCTCCTGTACATTTTAACAACCATTGAGAATAAGGCTCTCTACAAGATAGTCTATCGGTTAAATGATGTAAAACATCCCCATCTAAAAAAATAGCTACATGATTTAAACCAGGAGATCCGATAGACATCAATAACGCATCGCCATTCATTGTTTTCTCATCTGGTCTAAGTTCTCTAAATCCAGTTCGCCATGCACAGGTTTCAAATAAAGGATTTAGTACAAATTCTTCTGGAGTAGTAGGTCTATCCCAATCTTTTAGTTCGATACCTTTTTCTTCTTTATACCAATCTTTTACTAAAGACCAACAATCAGTAACACCCCAAACCCATGGCCTACCTAACAAAGGTGGCTTAAATCCACAAGGTTCGCAATATCCCCATTGCTCTGTTTTTGGGTTAACAATATGCCATGGAAGATTACTTTGCTCACAACTAATTTTATCTGCCTGACTAGGAGTTGGAGGTGTTACAGGATGACTATGAACAACGGCTGTTATTTCCCCCGTGTTATCTGCTTTTACATAATCTTCTGGATCAATAATAAAACATTGATGATCTGTCATTGAAAGATTACGACAAGGAAAATATCTTTCTTTTCCTCGAATATTTAATAATAGACCACAAGATTCTTTAGGATCTTGGTCTTTCGCATGAGCAAGTGCTTCTTCTTTCCAATTCATGCTATAAACGTGCCAATCGAAGGAAACTCGGTTCTAGTGCATTGTCTTTTTGGTGCTCTGATACCAGCAAGATCAAATACTGCTGCAAGTTCAAATTGCACAACATCTCTATTTTCTGCTGATTTTCTATCTATTTTATATATTTCTTGAGGAAACTCTGCTGTAGGATCTGGAGTACCTAATGGATTAACCTGTTGAGTTGTGGTTGTAGTTGTCTCTTGAGTCGTTGTATTTGGATCGTTCATTGTAATCGTATTACCCATTCCATTCCCATGAACTGTGCAGTAATATCTCAAATCATTTGGAGCAGAAGGATACGCTGGTTGATAAGTTACAGTAGCTCCTGCATTTCCAGCAGTTCCAGATACAGTTGTTGTTTGTGCTCCTCCAGCATCAGATTTTATTGCTAAAGGGTGTCCACTATTTGTTGCATCTGATTGATCAAAAATATATGTAGATCCTCTTTTCATAGTAATCACAGGATTATTTACACCATTTATCCTAAAAATATTTCCGCTTCCAGGATTATGAACAGTAACAGTATAAGTTACAGTTTCAGCATCAGCAGGATCAGCAACCGTTGTTGTGGTTGTGGTACTCGTTGTAGTTGTAGGAAAATTAACAGCATCTAAATAACGTGCCAAAGTTCTGATCCTAGTTACAGTAGCTCCTGTTAAATCATTACCTGTTGTTACTTGATTAACATTTAACAAAATAGCTGTAATAGTTCCAAGAGCATTACTGATAGTCAAAGTAGGTCTAGGAAGTTGACCTTTCCTAAAAGCGAAACCCTCTGCCTCTATTGGCATTTTTAAATACTGATTACCAGCCCAGATAATATCTCCGTTAGCATTTAGACTCGTTCCATTATGGAATCTGTAAGTCTGAGCAGAGCCATGCAAAGTTGCATCAGTTGTTAATGTAAATAATTCAATTATTGCTGAAGGATTGATCTTTTGTAGATCAGTAATAATCGGAGCAGTACTCATGGTTCAAATACTTCTCTAAATGTTGCCTGTATTGTAGCTCTATTGTTATATGGTATAGATTTATTCCATGCTTCACAAACAAATTTTTGTGCAGTAGATTCGCCAGGAGCAGTAAAATCAAAGCTATCACTATCGTTTGCACGGGCATCAAGGAAGGTTTCTATTTCGTCTGCTTCCACTTCAGAGACATTAAAAGTAAAATTATAGACTTTTGGATTTTGATGTTCAGCTAATCCAAATAATATTCTATGCTCAAACCCATCAGCAAAACGAATAGTTCTGGTATTTGGTGCAGATCTTTTTTGTTGTCCGTATGTAGGTTTTATTGAAGGAAACGTAGCCATTATGCAAGCATACCTCCTGGTCGTTTTTGTTTAATTAATTCTGATTGTATAGCAACTGATATAAGGCGACCAAGTTCTCTACTTTGTTGTTCATCTCCTTCAACAGAAGAACCAGAAGCATCTACATTTACAACAATATTTGTCAAACCGCCCATAGCATGATTTGGAATTATAGTACCTGCTCTGTCAGGAACAAAAAGTTCTGGTCCTCTTTCTCCTACGATTGAAGGTCTACCAACAGGAGGTCTACCGCCATTAGCATAACCACCAAAATCGGCGACTGTTACTAGATTACCTGTATTAGTGAATTGACTCATTTCATCTAAGTTAACAGCACCACCTCCACCACCGCCAATACCACCTAAAAAAGCATTACCTATAAAGCCAAGTAAACTTCTTTGTAATTGGTTTGCAATCATTTGTGCAGCCATATCCAAGAAATGATCTGCTATTCGATTAAACATATTTCTAAAGGCATCTTGTACTGTCATTGTTCCTTTTATAATTCCTTTAAATGAAGTTTCAAAAGCACCTCCAAATGCTTTAGCAAACTCTACTGCTTGGTATCTAAAATCATTAAATTTTTCCATTTCTTTATTAAGGTCAACCAATGCAGCTTGCATAGGATCAGCCATAATTATGGATTGCCTTAATAACTCTTCACTAATTTGTTTTTCAATTTCTAATTTATCTATTGCAAATTGATGTGCCCTCTTTTGTTCTGTGGTCATTATTTTTGTATCTACTAAGCCTTTAACTTTTAATTTTTCTTCTATTTTGAGAAGATCCATTCTTCTTTTTAAAACATTTAGATCTTCACTTCTCATTGTGAGACTTTGTTGTTGTATAAATAACTGATCTTTCATAGTAGATAATTCAAAATCTCTTCTCTCTTTAATTATTCTTTGTAAATTTTCATTTGAAAAATCTCTTGTTCCTGCTTGACCACCTAATCCTGCTGCGTTCATATTTTGTTCAAACAATTCAAATGCTCTGTCTTTGACATCAGGCATATCTCTAATTTTGCCTTCAAATAATTGTTTAATAGCAAAGAGTGGTCCTCTTGAACCATCTGGTTTTAAAACTCCAAGTTCAATTCTTTTTTCTTTTATAGCCTGTGCTCTTGATAAGTCTCTAATTTCATCAACAGTTTGAAAACCTAATGCTGCATTTATTTTTTCTAAGAAAAATGTTAAAGGTCCAGCTACAAATAAAGTTATTCCTGTTCCTAATTTTGTTAATTCATTGGTAAATCTTATAGATTCTTCTCCTAATTGAGATAATTGTGTTTTATTAGTTCCAAATGTTTTATTAAAATTATCTAATACCTGACCTGCTGCTACTGCTTCTAATCCTAAACTTTTTAAAGTTTCAACTGTATCTCCAAAAGGTGTATTAGCTTGACCCATTTTGGTAACAAGCATATCCATATTTTTGATTGGATTTCTTAATGCTTCTCCCAACTCTCTAGCTGATTGTGTCAGTTTATCAAATTGAGCACCTACAACTGTACCCAATAGAGAGAAAGCGAAGCCAAACTGTCCACCTTTTCTACCACCAGCAAAACCACCAGCAGCACCAAAAGCTGATGCACCTAAACCTTGTCCAAATAACAAAGGAAAAGCACCACCAATTATTGCATTGGATCTTGCTTGACTCATTCTATTTTGTAAATCTCTTCCCCTTCTTACTCTTAATAACCTATCTTGCCTTCTCTGTATTCTTCTTTGTTCCATTATAGAATTTTGAACTTCAGCAGAAACTTGTGGACCTTGCATTATCGGAGATGCCTGTCCTGGTCCTATCGGTCCAGCATATTGATTAAATAATGATTGTTGATTCTCCATCTTCATTCTTCTCAACTCAACATTTTGTCTATTAAGTTGTTTTGTTCTTTCCTTTGCTGCTTCTGTCTGACCAATCTCCATTTGAAATAATTTATCCTGTATAGCCATTCTTTCTTTCAATGACTTTTCAATATTTACACTTTGTCCTAATAATGCACCAGTACCATCTTCAGCAATAGAAGATCTTGCACCTGTAACTAATCCAGTATCAGGAAAAGGAGAAACAGGACCAATAGGGGAACTAAATTGATTAGCACCTCTCATTAACTTTCTTCTTCTTCTTGCAATAGATTTTGCAACTGGATCTGAACCAACACCAGTTCCAGGCAAATTCATTTTCCCTGTGCCTCTTAATCTACTAAGTAACCTATCTCTTTGCTGTAATTCTCCATTTAATTCTTTTTCTGCTTTAATTAATTGCCTTGCAGCTTTTTCCTGCAATCGTGTGCCAGAAGCTACAGCATTAAAATTACTTTTTGCTTGTGCTAAATTTGAACTTAAATTATCAAAACTTTTTACTAAACCTCCAACTAACGCTTCTTGTACTTTTACAAGGTCATTTACAGCTTGTATTTGTTTTGAAGTTGTTTGTAATTGTTTATTAAACCTAGTTATCTTTTCGCTACCCTTAAGAGCAACAGTAATATCAACAATATAATTAGCCACTTACTATAAAAGTTAAAACATTTTCTCTATATTACCTTCTTTTGCCTTTTAAAGCACTACTTCTTTGTGCTTGTTCTTTTTGTTTTTCATATTCTTCATTTTCAATTTCTGCAAAAGCAGCCCAACCTATCATTTCTTCAATGGTCAAAGTTTCACATAGTTCAGCTACAGTTTTATGTAACTGCTTTGCTAGTCCATAAATAAACTGCCAATCTTTATTTGCTTTTTAAATCGGCTTTAGCCTCTTTTACCTCCTTATCAGCACCAGCACTTATCATTGCTAATTGTATTTCCTCAAGAACAGATGCTTCTATTTCTCTTCTTAATGAAGCTTTATCTCCATCTTGAAAAAGTTTTGTTCCCTCTTTATCTAATGCTTTTTCTATCATCATTTGTAAAGCATAATCATTAGCATCATTACTATTAGATTTTTTTTGTATTGCTTCTCTCTCAGCAATAGTTAATGGATGCCAATAGACAGTAAGGATAATCTCATCATCTTGTTTGATGTCATGTTTATAAAGTTGAGAAACACCAAACTTGTTTCTTAACAGATCAACTGCTCTAGTCATATATAAAAGTAATATTACATTACTATACTACGCATTTGCTGTGAATTGGCAAGATATTAAACCAAGAAAGTGTGAAGAATCATCTAAAGGTATAGGAGAAGGACCAACAATATCTAAAACTCTAGGTTTACAACTAAAGGTATCTGTATAACCAGAAGCATTAACAGAAGTAAGCCCATCAATTACAGCCTCCCCTAATTCAGACAACACAGAACTACCTTTTCCTCTCGGAACATAAACATTACACTGAATTACACCAGAATAAAAATCTTGTGATGCTCCCTGTGTTTGAGATGTGGATTGTGAAAAATCAACCGACATAACAATATATTTTTTAGTTTTACCAGGTGTTTTATACACCATATTGTCATAAATCATTTCAACAGTTGGGTCTATATCCGCTACTGCATCTGTTACTGCTTTTTCAAAAGCTGCTCTGGTGTTAACTAAAGTCATAGATTAGTGTAATCAACAAATTCTCTTTCTGGATCAGCAAATGGTCCAATACCACCTTGACCACCTTTAAATCTTCTACTTGCAATATCAATTTTGGGTCTTTTTTCAGTAAATATTGCATTAACAAGAGGTCTTAACTCTCCTTGAATAAATTGAGGAATTTTACTTCTTTTTGAACCCAAAGCACTGGCAGCATATTGTGATCTATTTCCAATATAAACTTTAGAATAAATTTTAAAATTAAATTTTATTTTATCCAAAAATCTTGGAAAAACTACTGCATTTGGAGATGGTCTACCTTTAAAAGTTGGTTCAATATTACTCCACGGAGCAAAATCTTCTCTTTCTTGGTCTGGTCTAGGTCTTTGTGTGCTGGCTGTCCAACTTGAAGCAAAAAAACCAGTATCAATAGGACTTACTGGATCATCTTCTGATGATAATTCAAGTATCGTAGCTCTTACAAAATCATTTAAATCCTGTTCTAAATTAGCTGTTAAATCTGATCCTGCATTACCAACATCTCTAGGTTTAGCCATTAGAACCTCACTAATAAGATAAACAAATAAGTTTGTCCACCCTGTTTTGTATCTATATTCATTATCTGTGCTACTTTGGCAGATCCAGCATAAGTTAATGTAACTTCATCATCAAAAGTTGGTTGATTATTTCCAATTAA